TTAGCGACGTTCTTGCCGTAGTTAGCGCATCATCTTCCATTGCCGCTTGGCAGGAACAGCTAGATTGGGCATTGCGAATCATTGCCTCACTGCTGGTCGTCACTGCTGGTATCTACTCAATCATTGCACGCTATCGTAACAACAAGAATGAACCCTCGTAATCTTCCGTGTAATAAGCCCCGACGAGATGTTCAGGGCGGTAAGAAGTCGGTTGTTCGCGCTTGTCAGGATGGTAAGTCAAAAGTAGTTCATTTTGGTGATGCCAATATGACTATTAAAAAGTCTTCTGCCGCTCATAAGGCGTCCTACTGCGCTAGGTCTGGTGGCATCAAGGGCACAGACAATAAGCTATCCGCCAACTATTGGAGCAGGCGCGCATGGGGATGTTAAAATTAAGCCATGAGCAAACCTAACGAGAAGTACAAGTCCAAGAAGCAAATGATGAAGCACGAACGCACGGAGAGTAAGCGCGATCGTATGATGGAATATGGCAAGGGCGGTAAGATGGCTGGCAATGGCTGCACCAACCGCAAATCTTGCAGTTAATGCCACTCACTAAAAAGGGCAAGGCAATCTTTGCCGCCATGAAGTCTGAGTATGGCCCAAAGAAGGCCAAACAAGTCTTTTACGCGGCAGAGAACAAGGGCACCATTAAAGGTGTTCATTACGCACGCAAAACTGTTCGCTAAGGGTGGTAGAATGACGCAATGCCAAGATATGCCTCATTCGGTCGGCTTGATAGTCAGCTAATTGACGATGGAGACACGGCTTTTGCCAGTCTCAATCAACGTCTTCGTCCCGACCAGCTTAAAGCGGGTGAAGTTGCCGTAAGCCAAAATGGGCGGATGGACGTAGATGGCTCTTGGCAGACGCGAAAGGGCTATCGGAACGTCTTTGCAAACATTGGCGTTGGCGCGGGAGGATTGGTGATTCCATTCGTCTTAACCACTTCTCCAGCACCCGCAATAAACGACTTGGCGGTAGTTGCCATTTACGGAACCTGTCTCTACTCGGATCAGTCTGCTGCCAACACTGAATACATCGTGTTGGCTACGGCGACAAAGGCAATCCTTGTAAAGACAAGCGATACATCTGTCTCTTACACCATAACCTATCCAGCTAGCAATACCGTTGAATCAACGTGCGAGGTTATTCAGTCGTTCAACTATCTGTTCATATTCCGAGATGGAAAAGTGGCGTTTCAATGGGATGGAACTGCGCTAACCGGATCACCAGTATTTACGTTGGTTAATAATGGTACATATACGCAACCATTGGTTTATGACACAACTGGAAACACCGCAATTGTTAATGGAGTTGTAACTGTTACTGAAGCTGGACACGCAATTCTTGCTGGAGACTTGGTTATGGTTAGTGATGCTGGAAACACTGACCTAAATCCGCTAACGGAATATCGAGTATACGCTAAAACATCTGGAAACTTTTCATTTAAGGCGGATTCTAAGGATATTTCTGGGGCCACTATTTCAGTAGGCAAGCGGCAGTCAATTGGGCTTGGATTCACGCATATGCCAGCCCCTCCTTGGGCCACCTATCACCAGCGTAGGCTCTGGATGCCTTTCAACTACTCGATGACCGGAACATCGGGTAGTCCTACGATTACGTCGCGCAATGTTAGCGATGAGCTAATTGCATCCGACATTCTGGATCAGAACACCTATGACCAGATTAAGAACCAGTTCAAAATGGCTTCTGGGTCTTCTGACTACATCGTTGGATTACAGGCGTTCGCAGAAGATGTGCTAGTTGTGTTTGCCCGCAACTCCATTCATTTGATTCGTGGAGTTGGTGGTGACTTGGATAATGCTAGCGTTCAAGAAGTGACGCGAGAGGTGGGCGCAGTTGCGCGTAAGTCCATCATGCAAATAGGGAATCAAATCCTGTTCCTTTCGGACAACGGGGTTTACAGCGTGGGCTTTGAGAACCTTTACAACCTACGCGGGGCGTCCGTTCCAATGTCGGAGCCGATTAACCCAATCATGGGTAGAATCAACAAGGCATATGCGGCGAATGCCGTTGGGGTCTATCACGACAATCGCTACTACCTAGCGGTTCCGCTTGATTCATCCACGGTGAACAACGCAATCATCGTATTCAATCTCCTAAACAACGGCTGGGAGTCTCTTGATATAATCAATAACAGCCAATGGAACATCATTGGATTCGTTCGATCTGGCGCGGGAACGGTTAATCGACTGCACACGGTGAGCAAAGAGGGTGGCATTCACATCATTGATGAAGCTGGCGACGGAGGATCAGACGGTTACGACAATGTGTGCCTAAGTATGTCTTCCCCTCCCCTGATTAGCCAGCTAGATATTGACTCAATCCTTACGACTCGCCAATACACCTATTCGACAATGGACAGGAAGAGATTTAACTCGTATGAGCTACACGTTGAAAGTGCGGTAAATTCTGAGTCGGATGCAGACATTTCAGTGGAAGTGGAGAATCCCGATTCTAGCGTAGAACTAGGCAGCGTCTCTTCAGTGTTTGGAAGCCTCATTCCCGCCAATGAAGATGCGTCGATTCGCGGACGAATTGGTAATAGGGCTGGATATGGATCACAGTTTACGATTGCTCCAACATCAGGGCGACCCAAGATTAGGGCCGTGAAGATTACGGCTGCGCTTCAAAACGGATCAACGTCATCTGTTAAATAAAATGGGGATTATCAAAAAAGGTTATACGTTTACGGACAGAAACGAGGATTGGGCTAGTAATAAAGCCACGGCAATCCGTCTGAATAAACTCATTGATGAGTCTACTTGGGATGGAGCAATCAATTCCGATGCATTTGCTCCAGACGACGGAATAACCCCAAATAATCCAACCAGCCTATCATTCTCATCCGGTGTTGAATCAATTATTCTTAGCTGGCTTTGGACTCAGAATACCGCTCCGTTAAAGACATGGATTTACGAATCTATAAATACAACGCTTCCAACATCTACATCATTTTTTGTCGGACAGGATCAAAAGACTTTCTTTAGAAATAATCTT